ACAAAGCTGTTCCAACAGAAGAGACGGAGGATTGGCTATATCCTAGCCTTTTCAGGCCCGATGATTTCTAAACGGGACAGCAGTGATCTGAAATATCTCCTTCAGTATATCCAAAGAGATAATGTAGATTTTCAAAAGGTATCGTATCTCCACGATGGGCAATAACGGGAGCACCCCTAAAAGGAGATTTCACACCTGCAGGAATGTTCCATTGGCCGTCTTCGGCGATATAATACGGCGTATTCAGCCTTTCCAGATTGTCCTTGTCTTTCTTCCATACAAGACCTATACGCTCATACAATACGCCGAACCTGTCAACAAAGATGGCATGATCGTTGCAGGGTATAGTAACTACTACTTCATTATCTTTCATCATTCTAAGTTTTAAAATTGTTCTTTATATATATCTAAGTAACGCAAAGGGAGCAGGGATATTGCGCCCCTTGCGATATTTTTCTATTTGAATGCTCCAGCCAGAAGTGGCAGGAAGAACACGGCTACGCCGATGGTAGAGAACAGCAGCACGGCTACACCTACGAAGGCGAGGGCTGCAAGAGAATATGTAATTACTTTCTTCATATTGCTATAATCTTTAAATGTATTAAAATTGAAGTTTCTTATTCCATATCACTGAGTACCCAGTTCTGCATCATACCTGCAATATCGTTTGCAGCCAGGAGCCAAATCAGATTGATGAGCACGCCCACATAACGCTCTTGCTCTCCCCTCGGCTTGTTTTCTAGTTTATGCGAGTTGAACCAATCTACGACCGGCTGCATCGCAATGATGCAAGGCTGCAGGGTACCGCACTCATTGGTAATATCCGTGATGGTTTCCTGGCGAATCTGCATTTCGTTCCAATTCAGATCGTTTCCGAGCTTCTTGCAAACAAGCACTTTGATTTCTTCTTTATTCATAGTCTTGAAAATTTTAAAATTGATGTTTATAATTTTATAGCTGCATCGGTGAAGTTTTGCCGATGCTATAAAGAAGAATTTTCCTGCGCCTGTAAGGTCGTAGCCTTGATAGCTCGGAAAGTATCAGTAATATATTTGCTGCCACCATGTTTTCTTATCCAATCGTGAACGTCATCAGGCACCACATATTTATGAGCCTTACCCTCTGCTGCAGGTCTGCCTTTCTTATTCGTTGTTTTACTACTATCCATATCTTTTCCGCTTATCCGTGATGCGTAGGGCTGAATGATTATGTTACTTTTTCTTCTTTAGCCAGGGAAAGAACCAAGAACCTTCCGAATATTGTTGCGCCCTGATAACGGCATACTCCCTGGTATGTATGCGCAAATCAGATGGAATCTTCTCTATTATCTTCCCTTCTAACTCGTGGTCGTAATTCACTCCGCACTCTTTCAGAAGCTCATAGAGAGGATCATCGAAGAATGAGGCAAATATATGCTCCTGAGTATCGAGGTTTAGAAACTCGAACGAGCAGAAGGGATAATCAAGGAAGGCGTGCAATATCTTAAACATCTTTATTCCGCTTATCCGCGATGCGGTAGGGCTTTTAAAACTTAAAATTCTATAATTTTTCGGGCAAATTGATACACCGTATCGTTTTATTTCTTAAATTTGCACCCGTCTTCGGAAGGCTAATCGTACCTTTATGGAATAGAAAGAGCAATAAAACTTCCGTTGACGGTCAGACTTTTAAAAGTCTGCGGATTCAAACGCTCTTACAAGAGCCAAATTTCTACTATCGTAGATTCGAGCCGGAAGGCTCGCGGTTGCCCCGGCTTAGGTCGGGGCTTTTTCGTTTTATGCGTAAACGCCAATTTTATGAAACTCCAAAGTTGTATGGTTATCAGGATAACTACAATCCTCAAACATAACCCAATAACCTTGCTTATCCAGGAATATCTGACCGATTGAGCTTGCACTGTCTTTCGGCTCGCCAGCCAATCTATTGCATATTATCCTAGTCAGGTCTTTATAAGGTTGACGTTGTTCGTCTATGATACGGAAAGAATATATATTTTTATCTCTTCCCGTAATCGTCAGCGTGGTTATTAAACCTTCAATCGTTCCAACTCTCTTGTACGTATCACCCTTGCACACCAAAGATTCACCATTATCAAACAATCGTCTTGCAAGAAACGTTGTCGTATTGTTACAAATAATCTCCGACATAATTATTCCGCTTCGCCGTAATGCGGTAGGGCTGTAAATAATCTATAAACCAAGTTCCGGATAATTAGTTTTGATATGCTCCTTAACTTCTGCTACGGAAGTATCGGAGAAGATGTATTGACCGTCAGGCAACCAGGCTACAACAACATCTGCATCTTCGCTTTTCGCTGCGATACCATATTGCTCGTCAAAATCAACCTGATATTGCAAATCTGCCGGATTCTCCATATCAATGAACTCACCGAAATCCTGATCAAATTGTTCCGGATTCTGAATACTAAGAAGTTCGTATGTTTCGTATGTAAATTTCTTCATACTAAATGACTTAACCGTGATGTCGAGGGCTAAATGATTTTACAATTTTTCAGTTGATTCAAGAGCTTTGCCGATAGCGTCAACTTTCTCCTGCTCTATTTCACCTAATTTCTCGATAATCGCAACAGCATTATTCAGAAACTTCAGCGCACGTTTATTAGGACAAGGGAACATGTCGAAATGACCTACACCGTCAACATCGAAACTTTTATATCTCACTGTAGAACGAACTGGACGATACTCTGTGCAATAATCACTGTCGGTCTCTTCTGATGGTGTGTGTATATACAACCAATCATCAACACAAAACAGCTTTATACCGTTAACGAAGATTCCCTCATCTGTACCATCAAGTTCAAGATCTTTCATCTTCTTGCTGATGACATCCGCTACCTGATTGCACTTCTCTCGCAAAGATTCAGTCATGCGAACATAGTCTTGTTTTGCTAATATCTTATTCAAATCTACCTTCATAATCTTATGACTTAACCGTGATGTCGAGGGCTTAATGAGTATTACTTAAAATCTACACCTTTGAGCGGATCATTATCGCCGCCGTTCTCAATCTCAATGCCTTCCGGCTTTTCCAGAAGAAACTTTCTCGTTGCCTCCAGCATCATAATGGTGTGGATGGTGGCCTGTCTTGCGTGATAGTCTGAGCCGGCATCATCCACATACTGCTTATTCATGCGGACCAGCGTATTCAGGAAGTCAGCACACTCCTCGCGGCTCGGATTCTTCACGTGAACCTCGCAGGTAACAGCCTTCATAAAGTACTCCATACCTTTCTTCAGCAAGGTTCTGATCCTGCCCGTATCAGGATGCTGCCCTATCATCTGATGAATCTTGATTCTCAGGCTGCACCCACGGCGAGGAAGACCGATGCGGTAATCATCGCCTACCTCCTCCTTTTCCTCGTCGATGTAATCTACCTTTGCGATAAAACCGCAATCCTTATCAGTGCAGACGAGGAAGTCGCACTCACCACGCTTGTGATTTCGCAGCGTGTCTATAATAAACAGGGGAATTTCTCTTTTTGCCATATCTCCAAGTGTTTTATGATTCTTTGTAAAGCTGACAATACAACTCCGATCTCATGCGCTTGATATAGAAGACCACTTCGCCAGGTGCCGGCTGATAGTCTGATTTTACGAACATCGCGTTCTCGCCATCTGTGGCTACATACTTTTCCATTCCGAAGGTATTTTTCGGGATGCTACCCTCGTAGTAGCTTTTGGCTACAGAGGATAGCTGCAAGGGTGATAATATCATTTTTTCCATATTCTATAAATAACATATATGATTCTACAATCTGTTCATAACATAGCGGATAACACGCTCGGTATATTCTTCAAGACCGAACTTCTTGCCATACTTGCGAAGGTCAGCAAGTGAAATCTCGGTGGCCTCGTGACCGATGGCAGCCTCGTAGCGGTTTTTGAAGTTCTGGGTACCTGGGCGACAGTTGCCGGAAGCCAAAGACTCCTCAAAGGTGAACATGTGACCGATTAATTTCTGGTAGGAGAACTTATTCTTGTTGCGGTCGTTCATCAGGCTGAGAGCCTGCTTGCTGCGCTTCTCGGCGCTGATATGCTGCGCCTCCTTCAGAGACTTGGCTACAATGTGCTCACCTCTTACCAGGAAGCCCTTCACGGTCTTAATATCAGCGATAGCCTTGCCCTGTTCAATCCACTCACAAGCCACGCCCTGACGCTTAATCTCGCCACGCACAAAGGTAATCAGACCGCCCACGTTATAAATTTTATATCCCTTCTTCAGATTCAGGGTGAAGGAACGGCGGATCATCGTATAACCGCAGCTTCTGCTATATCCGTCATAATCTTTCCACTCGTAGCACTCCACGCCGTTCTCCTCGGCGATATGTGCACTTATAGTTCCGGTATTGGTTCCAACATTCAGATAACTGTAGATAAGGTAAGCCGCCCAAGATTTTACCCTTTCGTCCGTTCCGACGCAGATATGCTCATTGATATAAGCCAGTTCCTTGGCTCTCGCTTTCGCAGCTTTCTTCGCTGCCTTCTCTTCCTCCTTCTTCTCTGCTGCTTTACGTGCAAGCATATCCAGATACTCGTTTTCGTTGGCAAGACTGTTCTTTTCCAGATACTTCTTGAATGCCCTCTCTGCGAAACCGATATACTTGTGAACTTTGGCTGCACGTTTGATTGCATCCTGCTCGCACTCACCGATACGGATAGAACCACCCAGGAACTCCACCTCATTTTTGCCCTTCAGGTAGTCAGTACAACGCATCCAGGTAGCGCAGGCCACGGAAACGGAAGAAATCGCGTAGTTATTGATGCAGCAGTGCTTATAATCGTTCTTGCGCTTATAAGCCTTCTCGATGTCAGCGAGGAAGTTTTGGGCGATGATGAAGAACGTATCAGCGTTGAAATCTACAGGCGCATCCTCCTTCACAAAGTTGCTTCCGAAAGATGTCTCATGTTCGGTATATACGTCCATCTTGTAGCTGTCTGAGAGCGGAATGTCGAAGAAAATAGAAGCATCTCCGTAGCGGTACTGTTCGTTCTTGCCGAAGCGATGAATACTAACCTCGCGACCCTTGTGCTCATCTGCCTCGTCATATCAGAATGATCCGAAGCATACTGTAGCGTTTTTGCGAACTCTGTTCTTAAACTCCTTGAAAGTGATAATCATATTTCTCTGCTCATGCCCTTGAGACTTATTTGGCTAATCTGGCACAGCCTGTTATTATTATTGTTATTATTATCTTCTTGTTTTATCTGATGCAAAGGTACGGAGAATTTCTGAAACTACCAAATAAAATGCACTTTAATTGCGTATTTAAGTGCATTTTTAACGTTTAGTTACATTTCTAATGCTCGATACCCCGTTTATCAGTCATTTGTTCGCCGTGAAGTGTCGATCCTCACATCTTCTATAGATGTTGCCAGCCGTGGCAGCGATAAGCAAAGGCAAGGTGGCTAAGGCTTTTTTACCTTTTTACCTTTTTACCCTTTTACCTTTAAAAATTGCTGCTGCTATCCATCACGGACCGCAGAACAGCTGAGTAAAACTAAAACAAATGCGAACGCCTTCGCACGTAAACATTTAATTTTTAAAGTTATTTAAAAGAATAATTGCACCCCGCCGTGGTGCTGCTCCATGCTTGCCGGTCTGCCGGACGGGGTAGGGGAAGGCTCTCAGGCTTCCCCTGTATGACGTGATAGGGCATTATCGGATAACCCCGATATATCTCATTCTATGCCTCCTTTGTATGCTTTATATTCTGCTTCTGTCATACCTATTGAGACAAGGAAAGCCTCCCAGTCTTCTTCTTCAATACAATACGCCTTCTCTTCCTCGAAGGTATGAGGTACACAGAGACCAGCAGTACCATGCGCCTCGCCTCGCAGTTCAATACCATCGCCTATCCACTGCCCTGATATGATTCGGTTCTCCTCGTCCGGGTCTACCTCGTCCTCCTCCATCTCCTCATCAAAATGCTCGATGGCGTACTTAATCATCGTGCGGATGTCCTTTGCCCAGGAACTGGTATCATCAGGGCTGATATTACACTCCTTCAGTACCATCTTCACAAGCTCGTCGATACCCATGCGGCTCTTGATATATGCGTTGTGGTAGAAGTCGAAAGGGATAACGTGATCCAGCTTCCATCCCTTATCCTCGTTAACAGATGGTCGGCCGTATGCCTTGCGGCTCTCTTCTGTTACCTGCACTTCGTTCTCTACATTCTCTATAACGTTCATACCGTTCTTATTATTATTCTTTGCGTTCATAATTTCTAATTTTTTAATGTTCTATATTATTTTAATTTTGTGAATATCTGCTTGAAGTAAACTTCACATTCGGAATTAGATAACTTTTCGTCCTTGCGTTCATACTGAGCATAATAGTTGCCGTACATATCCTTATAACGTCCAATGTACTTATAACCAACGTTTTTGCAAACTCGTTTTGCACGTTTTATCGTACTTTCTTTAAGTACTTTCGAGACTTTCTCCGATGTTACCTGCCCATTTGCAAATCTGCGTATCTTATATATATCTACCAAATATTCTACC